CGTCAAGGCTGCGCACGATGGCGTAATAGTAACCCTGGGCGATGACTGCATCAGCGAAAGCCTTCTGACGCTCGCTCTGCCTGCCAGTCTTGGTCTTGACCTCGATGCAGAGGCCATGCAGACCTTTTCGGGCAACCAGCAGCAGCAGGTCGCTCACCCCTGCCAGTTGCCCCTCGGCCTTCATGTGCTGCGCCACACGGATGTCACGATGCCCACCGTTGGGGACTGCGAAGAACACCCCCTTGTATTTCGGATAAGCCATGCGGAATAAGTTTACCATGTTGCGCTGCAATGTGTGTTCGATGTGTCTCATTTATACGAATAACTTTGGTTGATAGTTAACTAATACTTTTGTCTTTGCGGCATTGTAAAAATTCTTCTTAATCTCAAAGCCGTAACCTCTCCTGCCAGTGTTGGCGCATGCAAGCAGTGTCGAGCCGCTGCCAGCGCATGGGTCTATTACTACATCGTCTTTGTCCGTGAAAATCGTAATCAGTTGCTCAAGCAACGGCACTGGTTTTTGCGTGGGGTGTATCTTTGGCGTCTTATTGTCCCTCACCCAGTCAAAGCAGTTGAAAATCATTCTCCCCTCGTTGTTGAATTTCGGCAGCTTGTCCTTGTAAAGCACTAAGCCATATTCGCAGTTGCCGACAATCTTCATGTTCGCCTTCAACACTTGTGCGCTGTAATCTTTGCGAAAAACGAGGTTGATGTAATGGTTAAAGCCATATTTCTTACCCAGCTCAATGTAATAGAATTGTTGCTCAAAGCCGCAGAAGATTATCATGCACGGTGCCTTGTTCGGTTCTTTCGGTTCTTTGACTAACATCTGCGAGCAGAAGTGCATGAACTCGGCTGGCTTGAAATTCTTGTCGGTGTCAAAGAACTCACGACCTGCCAGCTCGCTTTCACCGTTCTTATTGTCGCCTCCCACATACCACGATGGGTTGCTGGCATAAGCATTGACACCAAGGTTATATGGTGGGTCGGCTATTATGAGCTGCGCCTTGCAGCTAAGATACTTCTTGAAGTTCTGAAAGTGGTCATTAAATAATTCTATCTTGTTCATTCCTTGCCTCCTTTCTTCCAGTCTCCGCACCTCTGCGAGTATTTGCTTTTCGGTGCAAAGTTCCCTGCGATGATTTGTGGGTCACGTTGCCCGATTTGCCACCGCAAGCAGTTCTTGTGGCTTGGGCACTTGTCATTGTGGCAAGCTGCGATGCCAGTGTAGTTGGTTGTTGCTCGTTTCATTCTTCGCCTCCTTCTTTTGTTGTTTTCGGGCACTTCCAGCACCCTTTACTTTCGGTGTAGTCACACGTTGTGATTATTCTCTTTTCCTCGTCCACACAGGCGCAATTAATCTCGCCCCTGCTCGTTTCGACCCATGAGCGGTAGTGCTTGCAAAGCTCATTCCTCGGTATCATGCTCACCTCCTTTCTTTGCTTTATCGGCAATGGAACAAGCCTCCTCGAAAGTCAACTCTGGGTTTTCTTTGAGGACCTTCGCAACCGCCTCTCCTTTTTCTGAGAGCTTGAACATCACATCTGGGTCGGCAGCACATTGCACATTATTCAGGAAGTCCATCAGCTCATCGCCGCTTGAACACATCGCCTCCATCTCAAGTTCTTCACACTTTGCGAGAAGACCCCTTTGATAGAGGTCTATGCTAATTTCAGCTATCTTTTTATTCATCCTTCGTCTCCTTTCTTCGGTGGTTGTGGCAGTGGCATCCAGTGGGTGATTACTCCTTTAACACAACACCATCGTTTGCTGTTGTGCCAACCGCTATTGCTAAATATCATAAAATCAATATCACCTTTATAAGTAGCCACGACAACCATTCCGCTATTAAGTTTCGGCAGCTCGTCTTCCACCGAAATCCAGTGTGGGTGTTCATCTGCCCACACTGCGCCCTCAATATAGCCTATCTCATAAGCTGACATTACCTTGTATTGCTTCGCATAAGGGTGCATTAAGCGACTTGGTTCAAGTGCCTTCTTCTCTGCTTGCTTTTTTATTTCTTCTTCTCTTGTCATAATCCGAAATTTTTTTTGTAAATGTTTTCAATATCTTGCCGCAGCCGCTCCACCTCCTTGCCGCCATACCCCTCGTTGACCCAGCCCACGGCATAGGTCACAGTCGACTGGTTGCGCCCCATGAGGATGGCAACATTGTTGCGTGTGTAGCCGAACATCACCGCCAGTGTCCACATCACCAGCTTTCGGGCATCGGCAATGTCCTGCCGCCTGCACCGTCCCATGATGTCATCGACCGCCACTCCAGTGAGGCTCGCCACAAGCATCGCAACCTCGTTGCGCCTTGCGAACATCTCCTCGGTTAGTTGTTGTGTCACTATGTTCATTTTTTAGTCGTTGAAAATGTCGTCAATTTGTGGCAGTGCGCTATCGCCTGCCAGCTCGTAGATGTCTCGCTCGTAGAACCTCGTTGTCGAGGCGTCGAAGGCAAGCAGCTCCTCGCCATTGAGTGCGCCTTGGCGGTTCTTGCGGCACATGAGCAAGGCAGTGCCCTTGGTCGAATACTGCGACCAGTTCTCGCTCATGTCGGGGTAGTGCAGACCCTCGCCATGCCTCTCGGGGCGGTACACCAAGTAGATGCTATCCGCTGCGTCTGCGATGTCGCCACTCTCCTTAAGCTCCTCCAGCTTCGGCACTGGGTCGTTTGGTGCGTTGCGCCTCAACTGGCTCAAGAGGATAATGCAGATGCCCAGCTGCTTTGATAGTGCCTCCAGTTTGTGGGCGATGCCACCAATCTGTTGCAACCGCTCTCGCTCCTTGCCTCGCAGCAGTTGCAGGTAATCAATAACCACCACCTGCACCCCGAGCTGGGCATTCATCGCCTTGATGTTGCTGATGAGGGTGTCGCCATCGGTTGATCTGCGCTTGTCAAAGTAGATGGGTGCCGAGTCATCCACCGCCACCATTTTGCCCCACTCATCGGTCGTCAGGTCGGCTCGCTTGATGCTCTCGCCATTGATGCCAGTGAGCAGCGATGTGAGCCTTGTTGTGAGCTGCAAGTTGGTCATCTCAAGCGAGAAGATGCCCACTGGCTCGCCCTGCTGGGCGGCATTGAGGGCGATGCACAGTGCGAGGCTTGTCTTGCCGTTGCTGTTGCGTCCTGCTATCACCATCAGCTCGCCACGCTCAAGACCTCCCTTGCGGTCAAGCAGCTTGAAGCCAGTCGGCACACCTTGAGGTAGCAGCCCATTAGCCTTATCCTGCGTGTGCTTGAGTAGTTGGCGGTAGACATCCCCGAACCGCTCGACTCTTGTGTCGCTGGTGGCAGCCATGTCCTTGACCACCTTGTCCAGCTCTGCCAGTGCCTGCTCGTTGGTCGTGTCGGTGTCATAGATCAGTGCCATGTAGATGTCCTGCACCTTGTCGGCCATGCGCCTGCGCTGCCCGAGTGCGTGGAGTGTGCGCCCCAGTGTCTCGGCATCGGCAAGCAGGCTCTCTCGGCTGATGAACCGCTTGAAGTCTACCTCCACGCCCATCTCCTTGCCCATGGAGTAGATGTTGATGGGTGACACGCCCTTGCCCTTGGCATGGCAGGCGATGATGACCTTCCACACCTCGGCAAAGCTCTCATCTGTGAAGTCGTCCTCCACCACGATGCCCTGAAGCTGGCGCATTGCCTCATCTGCGTAGATGTCGGTGAAGATTGCCACCAGCAGGGCTCGCTCCAGCTGGGCATCTTCAAGGGCGATTGATTTGTTTTCGGTGTCCTTTTTCATTCTCCGCCTCCTTCCATGGCTTTGCGGAATTGTGCAACATTGATTGTTACATCGGCAGTGTGTAGTCCCGTGCCAAACATTTTGTCCGTTTGATTTCTGTTATACTCATAAAGCAACTCGCAAGCCTTGTCAATCATCGTGCGGTCAGCCCACTTTGCGCCAGCCACAAAGCCTTGCTCAAAGACTTGGGGATGCATCTTTAGTTGCCGTTCCACCTCAGCCTCATTATAGGCTGCATTGATTATTTCTTCTTGCCTTGTCATAATTCCCCGCTCTTGATTGGTTGGTAGAACTTGCACCACATTGCACCAACAAGAGTGTTGTCCCACTTGCGGCATACCAGCTTCGGGCATCGCCTCAAGTCTTTAACCTCCATGTGTGCGCAGTTGTAGCACTTTTGTTTCTCTCGTTTGTCAATTTTTTTGGTCATAATGATTTTCTTTTTTTGTTAATCTGAAATCTTGTTAAAGTGTCCCAGCCCTTGTAGGTCTCGAATAGCATCCTGCCATCGGTTGTGGGTTGCGAGTAGTACTTGCAGAACTCGGCAACATCGCCTCGGTCGAAGCCTTGTGTGATTAGTGCCTTGCACTCGTCAATGAACCTCGCCCTGCGCTGATCCAGCGGCTCGCCCTGCACATTCAAGGCTTGCGCCTTCTTGCGGATGTGGTCGAGTAGGTGTCGCTTGACCTCTTTTTCGGTTTTGTGGGTCTCGCCTACAAGCTCCCACTCCACCAGTACCTCATCGGCTAACTTGCGGCATTGCTCAACCGATATGCCCTCATTCTTGCAAAATGCTTCTATCGTGATGCGGCTCTCGAACATATCTCGGGCAATTTCTTCGTGCGTGCGCAGGTGCGCATTATTATCTACACCAACAATATTGTTATCATTGTTTAATTGTTGTTTCGTTGCACTTTGCGTTGCACTTTGCGTTGCACTTTTTGCAACACTACCACTCTTAAAGCCTTGATATTTAGCGTAATTCACAACCTTTGTTTTACTCAATTTTTGGGTGACTTGTGTGCGGACTACCTCCCCACTATCCTCAAGGGTGCGCAAAGCCTTGATTGCGGTGTGCGAGGACATCGCCAAGTCCTCGCACATGGTGCGAATGCTTACAAATGTAGCACCCCTCTCGCACATCTTGCCATCAACCCACTTAGCCTTGTGGTTAGCCTTGAGCAAGAGGTAAACGAATACCTGCAACACCACTGGCTCGGTGAAGTGCTGCCACTCCAGTATGTTGCGGCTAATTATGATAAATCCATTATTTGCCGTTTCTTTCGCCATTTTTCAGCCTTTCTGCTATCTCGGGGTAGTAGGTATCAAATAACTCTTTTATGCGCTTAGGCGCAAAATTAGAGGGGTTTTCGGGGGTCTCTGCGTTTCGGGGCATGGGTCACGATTTTTATAAAAAGGGTGGTGCAGTGGTGCCGACACCACCCAAAAGACAATGCTACAAATTATGACACACTCACACCACTTGTCTTGTGTCCTCTCGCAGCCAGCACCATGCTCTCGGCAATATTGTCGGCTGCTTCTATGCGCTCAAGCATCTGCCCGATGGCATCATCGTCACGCTCAATGGTCGCCACATGGAGCGAGGGCTTGAGGAAGGGGCAGTAACTCATCCAGTCGCAGAACTTTGCGCCAGTGACCGCCATGTGGCTCATCACTTGCCAGTAGTATACCTCGTTGACCTTGCGCAAGCCCTCGCCGTCATAGACTTGCAGCAGGTACTCGGCATGGGTCTTGGGGGCTGGGCATTTGACCTCCACCGTGCCATCGGCATCCAGCAAGATGCCATCGGGGGAGTCCCAAAACATTGCTAACTCGGGATGGGGCAGCGAGCCGCAACTTGTGACCTTGCGACGCTTGAGGCTCACATAGGCTCCGAGGGCATCCTTCTCATGCTCGTTTCCCCA